GATCGGCAATACATCCGCCAGCTCCACAGTGGCCGCGAACCCCCTGGCATGGAAATGGTCCACGGGAGCGAGTTGTTCAATGGTAACGGAGCTGGGATCAATACCGGCCAACTCCATCGTTTCCAGGACCAGGGAATAGACGTCTCCCTTGCCCCAGTGATCCGCAATGGCTTGCGCGTCCGTCATCTCCGCCCCCTTTTTTGTTGAGCATTTATAGCACACTTCCTGCTGTTGCCCGAGGTGGTTTTCTTTGGTCCGCTTGGGGCTCTAAGCCGCCCTTACTAAAGCCGCAAACTTAAGGACAAAGAATGCCCACCACCCGCGAAATCGTCCTCGCCGCGCTGCACGCGCGACTGCAGCCGCTTGCCGCCCTCGTCTTGCGTGACGAGGTCCTGCCCGAGCGGATCCCTGCAGCCGGGCTGATCATCCTACGCGATGGCCAGCCGGGCGAGCCGGAGGTGACGCTGTCGCCCCTGCGATACCACTATCAGCACCGCGCCGAGCTGGAGGTCGTCGTCCAGGCAGGCACCGGCCGGGCCAGCGCCTTCGACACTCTGATCGCCGCCATCGGCACCGCGCTGGAGGCTGACCGCACGCTTGGTGGCCTCTGCGACTGGGTCGAACCCGAAGCACCGGCGTCAGTCGATCTGCCCATCGAGGGCGCTGCGGCACTAAAGGCGGCGGTCATCACCGTCGTCCTGCACTACACCACCACCGGCCCCCTGGCCTGAATTTCCCACATAAAGGAGACACCCATGGCACGTGCGCAAGGCGCGCGGGCGCAGATGGCGCTTGCGTATGAGACGGTTTACGGCACCCCGCCGGTCAGTGGGTTCCGCCAGATGCCCTTCGCCCGGGCAACACTCGGGTCGGAACAGCCGCTGCTGGAATCCGAACTGCTGGGCTATGGACGCGATCCCCTGGCCCCGATCAAGGACGCGGTCACCGCTGACGGCGAGGTGGTGATCCCCATCGATGTCGAGGCCTTTGGGTTCTGGCTGAAGGCGGCATTCGGCCAGCCAGTTACCAGCGGCACGACGCCCAAGACCCACACCTTCCAGTCGGGCAACTGGACGCTGCCCAGCTTGGCCATCGAAACCGCCATGCCCGAGGTGCCACGGTTCGCCATGTATTCCGGCTGCGTGCTGGATCAGCTGACCTGGCAGATGCAACGATCCGGCCTGCTGACGGCGACCGCACGGCTTGTTGCCCAAGGCGAAACCATAGCCGCCGTCACCGCCGCAGGCACGCCGACAGCGCTCGGTCTGCAGCGCTTCGGCCATTTCAACGGCACGGTGAAGCGCAACGGAACGGCCCTCGGCAATGTCGTCTCGGCCGAGGTCACCTATTCCAACAATCTCGACCGGATCGAGACCATCCGCGGCGATGGCCGGATCGATGGCGCCGACCCGACCATGGCGGCACTGACCGGTCGGATCGAGGTGCGGTTTTCCGACAGCACGCTGGTCACCCAAGCCATCGACGGCACGCCTTGCGAGCTGGAGTTCGTCTACAGCCTCGGCGCGAACGCCAGTTTCACCTTCACCGCCCACGCCGTCTATCTTCCGATCCCCCGGATCGAGATCGCGGGGCCCCAGGGCGTGCAGGCCAGCTTCGACTGGCAGGCCGCCAAAGCCGCCAGCCCCGCCCGCATGTGCACCGCCGTCCTCGTCAACACCCTTGCAGGATATTGATCATGATCCGACTGAACCTCACCGCCACGCCAGAATGGCTCGACCTCGCCCCCGGCCTGCGCCTGCTCGTCGGCCCCCTGACCACCGCCCTGATGGTCTCGGCCCGAGCCGATCCGGCCATCGAAGCCTTGCCGGAAGGAGCCACGCAGGAGGCGTTGGCGCTGGCCATGGCCAAGGCCGTCGCCCGCCGCGCCGTGCTGGATTGGGAAGGTGTCGGCGATGACGCAGGCAATATCGTGCCCGTCAGCCCCGAGGGCATCGACGCCCTTCTGGAAATCTGGCCGGTCTTCGAGGCGTTCCAGACGCAGTATGTCGCCAAGGGTCTGATCCTGGACGCGGAAAAAAACGTCTCCGCGCCCTCGCCGAGTGGTCCTTCGGCGGGGGCGACCGGTATTGCGCGGCCTGCCAAGCTACCTGCCCCGACTGCCCCGCAAGACTGAACCGGCCCCAGACGCCGGAAGGTTGGCAGGTCTGGGATCTGGTCGGTCGCCTCGGCGGCCAGCTCCGCGTGATCCCCGGCGCGGTGCTGGGCTGGGACATGGGCGCCGCCCTGGCACTGGCGGGCGGCTTAGGCATCGACGCCCTGATCGCCGCCGAACTGCTGCCCGAGATCGAGGCGGTCATGGTGCGAAAGCTGAACGAACAGTTGGAAGGAGGCCGCGATGGCTGAAAAACGCGTGTCCGTCCGCCTGGTCGCGGAAGGTGGCCGCCAGGTGCGCGCCGAGCTGGAAGGCATCGGCGAGGCAGGTTCGCGGGGTTTCGGCCGCCTGTCCACCGAGATGGAACTCGCCAATGCGCGCCTCGGCAGCTTTGCCCGCAAGGCCGGGATTGCGCTGGCGGCAGTGACGGCTGCCGCCGCCGCCGCTGGTGTTGCCATGATCCGCTCCGGGCTCGACTCCATCGGCGCGCAGGCCGACATGTCCGCCTCGCTCAAGACGACCGTCGAAAGCTTGCAGGTGCTGACTTGGGCCGGGGAACTGGCCGGGGTCTCGATGGGCGAAATCGAACAGGCCACCAAGAAACTGACCACCCGGCTTTCCGAGGCAGCGGCCGGATCGGGATCAGCTGTTGGCGCGTTGCGGCGGCTGAACCTGACCGCCGCCGATTTGCAGGCACTCCCCCTGGATCAGCGCATCATCGCCATTCAAGAAGCCTTGAACCGGTTTGTGCCGGAAGCAGAGCGGGCTGCCGTGGCTTCTGACCTCTTTGGCGACAAGGCAGCGCTGGCGTTCCTGCGGATTGACCCGGCAACCTTGCGGGAAGCGGCGCAGGACGTGCGCGACTTCGGGGTGGCGGTCAGCGCGGCGGACGCAGTCCAGATCGAGCGCACAGGCGATGCCATTGCCAAGCTCAGCCTGATCTGGCTCGGGCTGACCAACCGGCTTACCGCCGCCGTAGCACCTGCGCTGGAAACGGTGGCAAACACTCTGGCCGACATGGCGCGCAGCACGGGGCCGATTGGCATCGCGATCAACGCCCTTTTCGACAACATCGGTCGCCTCACCACCTATGCCGCGACCTTTGCCACGCTGATGGCCGGGCGCTGGGTCGCCGGGCTGGCGGCAGCGGCGCTTTCAGTGCGCGGCCTCGCCACCGGCCTCGTCATCCTGCGCGGCGCCCTGATCCGCACCGGCATCGGCGCGCTGATCGTCGGCGCGGGCGAACTGGTGTTCCAGTTCAACCGGCTCGTCGCAGGCGCGGGCGGGTTTGGCGCGGCGATTGGCCTGTTGAAGGATCTGGCGCTGGAGGTCTGGGACCGCATCGGCCTTGGCGCGGCCTCCGCGTGGTCGAAGATCGAGGCCAGCTGGGCCGGGCTGCAAGCCACAATCTATGGCGCGATGCAATCCTCTGTGGAAGCGGTGACCAGTTTTGGCAATTCGGCTGCGGGCATCTTCAAGGGCGCTTATGACGCCGTGAAAGCGATCTGGGGCCAGCTACCGGGTGCCATCGGCGATTTTGCCTTCCAGGCCGCCAACGGTCTGATCGGCGGTGTCGAGGCGATGCTGAATGGTGTCGTCACCCGGATCAACAACTTCATCAACGGCTTGAACGCGGCACTCGACCTGCTGCCCGATTGGGCGGTGGGCGAAGGCGGGGTGCGGATCGGCACCCTTGATCCCGTAGCGCTGGGCCGGATCGACAATCCCTTCGCGGGTTCTGCTGCTGCGGCTGGAACTGCTGCCGCCGAAGCCTTCTCGGCCGCGATGGCGCAGACCTATGTGACCACGCCCGATCTCGGGCTGACCGGGATGGCGGAGGAGGCGACCGCCCGGGCAGATGCCTGGCGCGAGGCGTCCGGAATGCTGGCCGATGCGGCCGCCCGTCCGATGCAAAGCTGGCAAGCGCTGAAGGATGCAGTAGCCGGGGCGGGGAGCGACGGCGAGGCCGCGCTCGATGGGGCCGCAGAGGCCGCCGACCGGCTCGACGAGTCGATGGCCGAGGCCGGGCGCGCTGCCGGTGGGGCTGGTGCCGCCGCTGCGGCTGGGGCCGAAGTGGCCAAGACCGGATGGGAGGCGGCAGTAGCCACCCTCGCCGATTATGCCGCCAAGGCGCGCAACATTGGTGGCGACATCGGCAATGCGCTGGTTTCTGCCTTTACTTCAGCGGAGAATGCCGTGGGCGAGTTCGTGAAAACCGGCAAGCTGGATTTCCGCGACCTCGTCACGTCGATGATCGCCGACCTAGCCAAGCTGGCCGCGCGACGATTCATCCTGGGACCCATTGCGAATGCCTTGTCGGGGGCGCTGGGCGGTGCGGGTGGCATCTTCGCCAACATCCTTCACGCGGGCGGCATGGTCGGATCACCGGGCCCGGGTCGTATGGTGCCTGCGCTGGCTTTTGCGACTGCGCCGCGCATGCACGCCGGTGGCTGGGCCGGGATCAAGCCCGACGAGGTTCCGGCCATCCTGCAACGGGGTGAGCGGGTTCTGTCCCGGCGGGAGGCTGCGGGTTATGGCCAGACCAGCGCAGCCCAGAATATCTCGGTGACCATCATGTCCCGCGACGCCGAAAGCTTCCGGCAATCCCGCACGCAGGTCGCGGCCGACATCGCCCGCGCCGTGTCCTTGGGCCGGAGGGGCATGTGATGGCGTTTCACGAGGTTCGTTTCCCTGACAACATCAGCCGAGGCGCGCGCGGTGGGCCGGAACGGCGCACCCAGATCGTTGAGTTGGCCAGCGGCGACGAAGAGCGCAACGCCAGCTGGGCCAACAGCCGTCGCCGCTATGATGTGGCCTATGGCATCCGCCGCGCTGATGATCTGGCGGCGGTCGTCGCCTTCTTCGAGGCCCGCAACGGCCGCCTGCACGGGTTCCGCTACAAGGACTGGGCCGATTACAAATCCAGCCTGCCGTCGCAACCGGTCGCTGCCACCGATCAACCCATCGGCACCGGCAATGGTGCTGTCACCACCTTCGCCCTTCTGAAGCGCTATACCTCCGGTGCACAAAGCTGGACCCGCGCCATTGCCAAGCCGGTGGCGGGCACTGTCCGTCTCGCCCTGAACGGCGTCGAGCAGATGTCAGGCTGGAGCGTCGACACCGCCACCGGCAGCGTCACCTTCAGCGCCGCCCCGGGCGCGGGCGTCCCGATCACGGCAGGCTTCGAATTCGATGTGCCGGTGCGCTTCGACAGCGACACGCTCGACGTCACGCTCGACTTGGAACGGCTGGGATCGATCACCTCCATCCCGCTCCTGGAGATCCGCAGATGAAAAACCTCTCCCCTGCGCTGCAAGCCCATCTCGATGATGGCACCACCACCTTGTCCTGGTGCTGGCGGATTTCGCGCAGCGATGGCGTGGCGCTGGGCTTCACCGATCATGATCGACCGCTGGCCTTTGATGGCACCGCGTTTGAGCCAGAAAGCGGG